AATTCACATGACCAGATGTTAATCGATGGGACTCAAGGCGTTTCACAACGCTACGAGCTAGACCTTGCTGAATCCACTGGACTTCCAGTGGCTCACAGGATATGAGGCGAGGGCCTCGCGAATCTTTAGGAACTAATACGACTTTCGCCGTACTAAATTCTTCGATTCGTAAGGTTCGATACCATCCGAGGTTGTCGCAGAGGTGACTCGATCCGCATACGAAGTATTCTTCGATGGGATAAAGTCGCTCGAGAGAGCGGTATATGCGTTTGAAGTTAGACTTCTCATGCGTACACTCACCTGTTGCAACAGCACCGGGACCATGTCTGGGCAGAATAGCCAGAGGGTCAAAACCGTCAAAGACACGGGAAACAAGTTTCCTGGCTTTGATGGCAACGGTGTCGAGGAGGAAGGAACTTTCGGAAGAGACGCGCCGCTGTTTTGCAGTGGCGTAGTATTCTTCGTCGAGTTCTTCTTCGACTTGCCTGAACTCATTGATGACTTTGTCGTCATATGATTTCCCTAGTGGAACTTCTAGCTTGTAAAACAAGTATAGAAGTTGTCTGAGGTGTCGAACAGCTAACGGTTGACAATATCCAAACTGTCTTGAAGGATAACCTTCCGGGTATTTCTCAATACTCCAGGAAGACGAACCTTCAGGATCAGGTAATATATGTCCGTATGGAGATACTACATCCTTCCAGAGCCACGCGAATAACTTCGGGATGACTGTTGGAGCTTCACTAATTCCGTTCTCACGGAACTTGTTGTATTCAGGATGTACAACGGTGTGCAGACGAGAGCGTTCAACTTCTTCACAGAAGCTAAAACGCATCGTCTGGCACCCTTGTATACTGAATAGGACAGGTTTCTCGTAAACATAACCGATTGCGGTTATGTGACAAGATTCCTGAGCGTAGTTAGTGGAGAGAGACTTATCTAAGGTCTTCCCCCATGAAGGGAGAGTTTTCGTCAAAAACGATAAACCCTCCTTTTCGACGCGTAACTTAAGCGTTCTTAAATCACGTGAAGCATGCTCATACGGAATGCCGTAACTGTTTGCTATATCACTGTACACTGACCGAACTAAATCGAGATACACTTGTACCCCGGTCTGGCTATTGTGATTTCCCATAGGGTAAATCTCCATAGCATGATCAATCAAATGCACAATGCCTCCCTACGTCTCACGACGTTGGAGTAAGCTCAACGCCTCATAGGAGGCTGGATTAGGCCTCGCCGGCAATTAGCCGACGAATAACTTCATCAACGTCTGGAAGTTCCGCGATGACTAAGCGAGCAGTGTCGATGGCGACATTGTTCGACGTACCATCATCGGAAGTTCCAAAGAACGAGAGAAGTGCGTAAACGAGTTCGACTGTCTCCGTAGTTGTTACCACCCCGCGAGGGGAGGCGATAACCAGGTAAGCCGAAGCGGTTACGTCCTTTCCAGTTTCCGTGTTGACCCGTTTTCGGTTGATCCGAATAACGGCACGGTCGGTAATCGTCGGTTTATTTTCATTACTCACAGAGTGAGAAATGGCCAACTCGATGATAGAACCATCCGACAGGATTTTCCTGCGGAGCGTCTTTTCACCAGTGGTTGGAACCTGTGCCACAAGGGCAAGGTCTTGAACCGACGAGACCCCGTTGGTCTTACTTAGCAGCTGTGCTTGATTGAACATACTATTAGTTCTGCAGGGATTACCTGCGTTTGGGTTAAGCTGAAATTCCGTCTCACGACGAAACGAAGAGTTTATTTAGCTCTTCGGCGGGAACCTAAAAGTGACGCGGCTAAGAAGACGCGCTCACCAACAAGGCCATCCCCGACGTTCGGGAGCCATCCATTGCCAGTAGGGTCAGCAACCCTCCTGTCATAGAATGAACGAGAGTATGTACAGACAGGGACATAGGTGGATTCAGATCCATCATGACCCTCTCCGACATACCTCTTTCGATTCAGAGATAGCTTCTCGACGGCTTCTATCGTATGACAGAAGTCAAGGACTTCCGTATCTATTATAAGCGTATCCATACGTTTTGTATGCAGCCATTGACCGACATCATAGAACCAATCGATGATGAAGGTAAAAGGCACTACGTCCCATAATATTTGAGGATCCAAACCAACACCCAGACGATCCATATAGGCGCCTATGGTGGTGA